CGGCCCCAAATTCTCATACCAATGTCCCCGAATCGCCGGTAATCGACGTGGTGCCGGCCTTGTAGGTGCCGGGCAAGTGCTCATGGCTCGTGAAGTCCTTGCCGTTGATCGACAGGGAGCCCGTGATCGCGACCGCCGAGGAAATCGTCATTGTCGGCGCGGAGATGCTGAATGTCGTGCCGCTGGCAGAGAAATTACCCGTCAGGCTCAGGTTTCCCGTGATCGAGGTATTTCCGTTGACCGTCAAAGGCCCGTTGATGGTATTCGACGGACAGGTGATCGATAGCGCATTCGGGGCATTGATAGTGATATCGCCGCCGCTGATGACAATCGTCGTCGATCCCTGCTGAACCTTCACCTTTCCGCTGTCGATGGTGACGATAGAATTCCCGCCGAAGTCGCGCAGGACGGCACCATTCGGGGCATTGATGACGACCGCGTTCGGATCGATGGTTGCCCACGAGGCGTTGCCCACAGGGTGAAAGACCAGGGCGCCCAGGTTTGACGGGACAACCAGCGGCGCCAGCCCGGTGCCCAGGCCGGAGATGCCACCCATGCGCGCGCGCGCAGGCAGCGCATAGCCCTTGTCGCCCACCTGGATCGGCAGGCGAACGTAGAAGCTCTCCGCAATGGGGCATGTCACCTGCGGCAGCGTCTGACCATTGGTCGACACCTCGAACGCAATCGTCACCACGGCGCCATTGACCGCGACGACAGAGCACGGGAGCGCTTGGCCTTCGATCTGCTGGCTATCGGCTGCGCGCCCATCCACCATACGCGTCAGCGTCAGCGCAAGCTGTTTCTTGATGGCCGCGCTCATGAGGTCGTCCCGACATTCGAGGAGGCATCAATCACGGTCACCCAGGCGTCCGCCGTAGCCTGGCGGCTGTCTCCGAGGTGCCGGATGTTGTTCACCCTGAACGTACCCTGGAATGGGTTCTTGTTACGGTACTGCGAGAAGTTGTTCTCCGCGTTCACCGCGTTCGTGCCGGCCGGCATGGTCACGATGTCGCCCACCTTCAGGTCGGCCCGCAGGACGCACTTGAATTGGATGTTGAGCACGTCCAGCCACGTCGGCGCGCCGATCAGGTCGTAGTAGCTAATCGCCTTTGCGGCAGGGTCTTTCGTGCCGTCGTACAGGTAGAACCCGGCCGGCGTCTGAGTGATCTGGGCGCCCACGTAGGTGGTGCTGGGGATGATGGCGTGGCTGGTGTCGATGACGTACCGGGCAAACTGATCGAGCGTCTGATAGTTTCCGGGCTGCGTCTCCGTGTAGACAAGGGAATCACTCAGAGTCCCGGTGATGACTGCGCCAGGGTACGCGGTTTGTAGGGTCTGGGTGATCGCTGTTTGCAGCGTCGTTCCCTGAAGCCAGTTCCATGCGAGATTGACCGGCTGCGCCTGCGTGCCCGGCTTGTACGCTACGATGATTTCGAGCGATGTTTCCCGGCCCTGCCAGTTACCCCAGCACTGGACAACTTGGCCCTTGAGCAGCAGCCCGTATTGAGCGGGATTCGCCAGCGGAAGCCCCTTCGCCATGCCGCCCCAAAACTCGACGTTGGCGCCTCGCGGGCCACTCGCATCGGTGTTCGCGGTCGCAAGGTTCGAGGACTGCTGGATGTCGGCGTAGTTCACGCCTGACACCTTGATGTGCGCATTGGCCGCAGGGCTTCCGTAGGCATAGGCGGGAATGTCGAACTCGACTTTCAGGGCCGCGCCATTGTTCGAGCCGTCAGGGTTCTGGCTCACGTACTGCTTCAATACGGTGCCGTCGTCCTTCGTCATGCGAAGCCAGTACGATCGCATATCAGCCGCCCACTTCGAAGTTGCCCGTGGACACGCGGTAGACCAACTTTGTAGTGAAATACCCCAAGGTTATCGAAATGCCGTAATTGTCAGGCGAGCCGACGACGGGACGAATCAGCGCCAGCGTCTGCGAGGTGTCATAGATCCACACGTAGTAGTCCTGCCGGTACGTGTTGAATCGACAAATGGCGACGTACTGCTGCCCGTCCAGGGTCAATTGAAACTGGAAATTGGCGCTTGGAGACGGCGCGAATGCAACTAGGGTGGCAGCCATCAATCAGGCCCTGTTCCGCTGCCCTGCGCCGGCGCAGGCTGGTTTGTGGTGGCGTTGCCGATGGCCGCGCTCGGCCCGCTGTTGGTCGGCGGATTTGGCACAGGCAGCCCGCCATCCAGCTTGGCATACAGATTCGCGAATGCGGCGTCGGCAGCCTGGAGCGTGATCAGCGGCTTGACAAAATCGAGTTGAAACACTCCCTGCACCTTCTTGTCCCCCGCGTTGCTGATGTCGCGGAGCGTGGTGAACAGGCAATCGCTGTAGATCGTGGCCGGCGTGGCAACCGTGAACGTCCCGCCAGCGAGAATGTGCGCCGTCAGTTGTTGCTGAATCCGAGTGATCGTGGATTGGATCGACTCGTAGTTGTTCGAGTCCGTGCGCGCCGGGCAAATCATCTTGAGGCTGATCTTCAAAGCCTGCTGGAGCATGGCGTTTGCAGCCATGTTCATGGACGCGAACGGGTATTCGGCCGGCGAGAAATCCACCAGCGTGCCACCCGGAAGCGGCTCGAAGTGCGCGAAGTAGTCGCCCAGGTTCGGATAGTTGACAGTCTCGATGCCCTCAGTGAGCGCGAGAATCGTCATCTGCCCGTTGTTGACGTTGTTGTTTGCGATGCCACCCACCAGCACGATAGGGGCCAGTTGATACGAGCGACGAAAGTCCTGGATCGACATGGATCAGCCCCCGCCCAGCGCCGCAACGGTCTGCTGCGCGTTGCCGCCCGTGTTGTTCTGGATCACGATCTTGACGCCACTGACATAATTTTGCGTCTCTTTGGGCGCGTATTTCAGCCAGTCGGCACCATGGCCCTTGTGTTTCGCGTCGCCATTGATATCAAAGTCCAGATTTCCCGGCCCCCAGTTGTATGCCGCGAGTGCCTTTTGCTGGTCTCCGTTGTACTTGTCGAGAAGTTTCTTCAGGTAGCGCGCAGCCGCATCGGCAGATTGCGCAAAGTCCCAGCGGTCTTTGATCCCGTACTCCGCAGCCGTGCCGGGCATGAATTGGAAATCACCGCCCGCCCCCGACTTGGATAGGCCATTGTTCGCGCCCCGGCCACTCTCCATTGACCAAACATTGTCCAGCAGACCAGCAGGTAGCGCGTACTTGCCCTCGAATGCCTTCACGGCGGCGGCCTTGTTGGCATCATCGGTCGGGCCGGAATTGATGCCTAGAACGTTCTGCCACCATGACCCAGAAGGCGTCTCGGCTGGCGCGAAATTCACCTTGTCGTTATGCGAATTGTCGATGAACGGCAGGAAAATTGTTTCCATTGCCGCTGCCGCCCCCTTGAGGCCGCGCATGAATCTTCCGATGTCAGATTGAAACTCGTCGCTTACCAGGTAGTCTGCCGCCTTCGCGATCCCGCGCGAGAAGGCATCCAGCCATTTCGCCAGATCATGGTTCGCCAGGAAAGTATCGATGCTCTTGGCGACAGCCGTGGCGAAGTCTTCCAGCTTCGGCGCGAGCACGGCAAGGTGCTTGATGAGCGAAGTCTCAATGACCTGCCCGGCGCGGTGGATCGCCACCAGGAACGATTGCCAGTCCTGATTGACGGAATCGTCAACCTTCAGGGATTCGCGATCCTTCTGGTATTGCGCGATGGTCTTGGAAAGCTCCTCGCGGCTCAACTTTGACAGCCGGCGCAGGTCGTCCATGCTCGCGAAGGCGGTCAGGCCCATCGCGTCAGCCGCCTCTTTCTTGCCGCCAACGGCGTTGAACTTGTCAACCAGCTTCGGTAGGATTTCAGCCAGCAGCGCGGCCGGGTCTTTGCCAGCCGCATTCACGCCTAGTTGACCGAAGCGGTATTGCTGGCCGTAGCTCGACTGAGCCTCGGCGATGCCGCCCAGCATTGATTCCGGGTCGATGTACTTCCCGAAGTTGACCTGTGCGGCGCGAAGCTCTCCCGAGTCGATCCCAAGGCCCTGCGACTGCCGGCGCGCGTTGGACGCAGAGGATGCCAGCGCCCCCAGCCCGAAACCGCCCGCCAGGCCGCCGATGGTCATCCACTTGGCGAAGTTCAGCGCCGCCCGGCCGGTGCTCAGGGCAACGTCGGCCGTCCACTTGGCGATTTCCTTGTTCGCCTTGACCGCATCGGCGCGATCTTTCTTGCGCTTGAGTTCGACACGGTTTTCCTCCGCGACACGCTTCTTTTCGGCCTCGGAGTCTTTCTTCGCCTGATCTTCGGATTCCTTGGCAGCCTGCTTGCGCTTGGCGCGCTTGCCATCCACAGCCTTGGTTTCGGCAGCGGCTTGCTTCGCGCCAGTCTTGGCGGCCTTCGCCTGCGCCTTGTCCAGGTC